CGCCGGGAGGGTGAGATTGTCACCCAGCTGGACATAGTTCTTCATCGGTCAGGCTCCCTCAGGCCTGCGACGCGCGATGCGCGACGAAGGCGGCGATGATGGTCGGCTTGGTGGTGGCGTCGTGCAGAGGCACGCCGTCCTTCAGGGCGAGCGCCTTCAGCTCCGCAAGCTTCAGGTCCTTCAGGTCGTCCGGAACCTCCGGCTTCTCCTCGGTCTCGCCATCGGGCACGTCTTCCGGTTCGCCCTCGAGCGCGCTGGCGGCCTCCAGGCGAGCCGCTTCGTCGTCGCTGACGAGAAGCGCACCCTCGATCGGCTGACGCAGTTCGGCGAACCCGCGCGGCGGGTTGCCGGTGTCGACGGCGATCGGCCGCGACAGTTTGATAAGCTTCATGACAGGTGTCCTCGCGAGAGGACGGGCGGCCCCAGGCGCGCCCGTCGGGGTCGGGCGACTTAGTTGCCGGGGTTGCGGTAGAGGCCGCGCCAGTCGAGCGTCTTGGCGGTGACGTCGAGCCGGGCCTTGAACTTGATCCCGTCGACCTCGAACGAGAGGTGCGTGTCGGTGAACAGCTCCTCCTGCCCCTCCAGGTGCGCCAGCACGATGGTGTCGAAGCCGTTCGGGTCGGCGGCCAGGAACCAGCTGTTGTCGACGATCCGAGGGTCCACGATCAGCTGAAGCTTGCCCGCGAACGGATTGACGTTGCTGGGCTGGTTGGCCGTCACCACGGCCAGGAATTGCTCCGCCTCCGTCTGCTTCGCCGGACCGACGATCATGAAGGTCGGGCGCACGTTCATGTTGCCGCCCTCGGCGGTCTTCTGCTGCGTCATCGCCTGACGACCGGCAGCGACAGCCGCGATGTTGATGGCGCTGCCGGCGGCGGCCAGGTTGCCGTGCGCGGCGCTGAACAGCGGCGTGCCATCGTACACAACCGGGTTGCCGGTCAGCTGGCTGTAGACGAGGTCCGATTCCAGATCGGCCGCCTTGTTGGCGAACTGGGTGGGGATGCGGCCGAAAAGCCCCTTATCGTCATTGACGATCGCCTGCCGCGAGATCGGGATGATCCGGGCGTAAGTGGCGAGTTTGTAGGTGTCGCCGCTGTCGGTCAGCGCGCCGTGCTTGATCTCGCCATTTTCCTTCACGAGCAGCAGCGCCGGCGCATCGCCCATGTTGATGATCGAGGCAGGTCGGAAGTCGGGCAGGCTATCGGTGGACACGAACGGGCGGAACGTCTGCGGCGCCGCCTCGAAGGCGCGGCGCACCCGGCGGTTCGCAGCATTGCCGAGTGCATTGGCGAAATCGCTGGTCGTGAGCGCGCCGCCACGGAAGCCGAGCGCCTGGCCGGCGATGTCCATGGCGCTCATGCCCGTCGTGCGGATGCCCGTGCGCTGGCAATAGTCCCGCGCCATCTCGCGGAGCGACATGCCCCGAAACTCACGGGCGGCTTCGGCCCGCTCCGGGGTGATGCCGAGACTGTCTGCGCGGCTGCCCGCATTGGCCGACAGGAGCAAGGCATCCTCCACGGCGTTGCGGTAGCCCTCGCTCTCGGTGCCGGTGCGACCGGCACGAACGTCGACCGACGGCTGCGCGCGGGCGGCGATGAGCCGCTCGGCAATCCGGCTCTGCATGGTGGCTTCGGTGAGCGTGCCGGCCTCGCTGTCGCGGATCAGCTCGGCGGCGAAGGTGGTGCCGAGTTCGTCGGTGCGGCCGCACAGTTCGAGGATGCGCGAGGCCGCGATCGCGGGAGCGCGCTGCTGATCGCCGGCAGGCGCCGCGGGCGGGGTCGGCTCGTTGCGCACGTCGGCAACGGCAGGCGGGGTCGGGTTGGAGGGCGCGGCCGCAGCCGCGCCACCGGGGAGGTTGCGTCGCATATCATCTTCCTCTTGGGTGGTTCCGTGAGCGGCCCCCGGTGCGGATCGAACCACGGCGTTCGGATCAGCGGGAACAGGGACGAGACTGGCTTCGAGAAGCTCCCAGGCGACGGCGCGCCAGGTCTCGTTTTCGTTTTCGTCGACCTCGGTCATCTGCCAGCGGGTGACGCGGTAGCCGATCGAGATGGCGCGCAGCTCGCCGCGCGAGACACGCGCTTCGATCAGGCGCGCGGCGTCGGTGTCATCGAACGCGATCGTGCCGACGAGCTGGTCATTCTCGATGCGGACGGCGGTGATGCGCCCGATCTGGGCAGCGAGCTCGTACTGGTTGTGCGTGTCGAGCAGCGGGCAGATGCCGCGCTCCACCCGGCTCCAGTCAATCGCCTCGGTGCTGATTTCCAGCTCTTCGGTGAAATAGTAGCGGCGCACCGGCGAGCCCGCCGACAGCACCGCCTCGACGGTCCGGGCCGTCGCATCGTAACTCTCCGGCGACACGGTCAGGGAGCGATTGCCGCGCCCGCCCGCCTGCGGCTGCCGCCGCTCCTCCGGATCCGCACCCGCGGGCGCGTCACGCGTCAGGAGGCCGGGCGTGGATTGCCCAGCGAGGGGGGCGTTGCGCGGCTCGTTGCGCTTCGGTGCCTTTCCGCTCTGCGTCAGCAGCGCGGACGTGCGCTCGGGCTCCTCCGCGGTGTCTCGCGGAGCCACGGGGGGCTTGGTCATGGTCGGGCTCCTGCTTAGGCGGCGAGGTTCGCGCGCTGGATCAGCGCGACGAGCATCCGCGCTGCGGCCTGATCGGCTTTCGCCGCCGGATCGGTCGTGTCGGTCTGGAACGGCGAGAACGGGTCGCCCTTGAAGGCGAGTCCGAGCTCCTTCAGCTTCGCCATGCTCTTGGCGATCGCGTCCATCATCTCGTCGTGGTCGAAGCCGCGGGAGTTGAGGAGGTTCGGGCGGCTTTCGAGGCCGGCCTGCATCTCCAGGATGTCGGCCTCGGCGTCGCCCTTGCGATCGATGCTCTCGAACGGCGGCGGCGTCCATTTTACCGCCACCGGCTTGTTCGCGAACAGCGCGAAGTCGATGCCTGCCTTCATGAACCAGGCCCAGATCCGGTCCAGGCAGATCGGGATGAACGTCAGGTACTGGATGCGTCCGGTCGAACGCTTCATTTCGAGGTGTCCGGCCTTGAAGCTGGAGAAGTTCACCTGCGAGACGTCGCCGGAGAGCTGCTCGACGGTGGTGCCGACGCCGGCGGCGCTGGCAAGCAGCGCGATCCGCGCCAGTTCGCCGATGCCGCCCGTTTTCGGCGGGTTGGAGAAGGTGATCTGCTCGCCGTCGTCCAGCGTCTCGATCATGCCGGGCACGAACTCTTCGACCGGCGGCCTGTCGCCGTCCTGCTCGGTCGGCATGCCGATGTTCGGGTCCTCGCCTTCCTGCGCCGGCGGCCGATAGCGGAAGCCGACGAGGCAAGCCGAGATGTTCGCCTTCACGACCTCGGCTTCGATGCCTTCCTCGATGTCACCGAGGCGCTTGACGACGCTTTCGAAGACGCTGACGCCTTCGGTCTGGCCGATCCACTCCGTGTGGAAGAGGTGGATCACCTGATCCGCTGGAAAGCGCACCGTATCGGTCGAGGACCAGCGCTGCCCCTGCCGGCCGCGGTAGAAATGATAGGCGATCGGTCGCGCATCGCCGTCATATTCGATGCCGCGCTCGATGTTCGCTCCCACCTTGCTGGTGGCGAGCATGCCCTTGTCGAACGATTGGAGCCGCAACGGCACGCCGGCGGCGACAGTGACGTAGCGGGGAACGATGAACACCTCACCGTCGCGAAACATCGACCGCGCCCACAGCTCCTGGAGACCGTAGAAGTCGAGACGGCCATTGAAATCGCAGACCTTCAGCCAGTCCGCCCATGCGGACTTCACCACCTTTGGCCCTTGCGGCGCTCCGGTGATGCCCCAGCCGATCAGGCTGTTGAGCAGAGCGTTCAACGCCTTCCGCGCAAATGGGTTCTCGGCGACGAGGCGCAGGATCGTCAGGCGATCGACATACCGCTTCGCCCGCGCGTCGTTCGGGTTGCCCGTGTTGACGTGGAAATCGCGCTCACCCCGGCCCGAGAAGCGCGCAGCGCGCGTCGCCGGCGCCTGCGTCCGCTCGATCATGCGCCGCGCCGCCTGCCGACGCATGCCAGCCAGCGGATCGACATAGACGACGGCGCGGTCGATCCAGTTCATCGGCAGCGCCCCATCCGGCCGACGATGAACCGCGGGCGGCGGCGCGCCGTAGCGCTGGTTCCCGCAAGCTCAGCCTTCACGTCCGCGCGCGCTTGGCGCATGTCCGCAAGGCTCTGATACTCGGTCCGCCGACCGTCTGCGAAGGTGATGCTCTTCACACCGCTGACGATCGCCGTATCGAGCCTGTCGAGGTCGCTCTGGGTCCAGGCCATCAGCGGCCGCCCTTTCGATCCAGCTCGCTGAGGGGCAGCCGATAGCTGTGCGATGTCGGCACCAGACCGAGCACCCGCACCGCCTTCTTCATCTCCTCATTTCCTTCGTGGCAGGTGAAGGTGACGCCCTCGAAACGGCTGCCTCGGTACTTTGCGCGGAAGCGTGCCAGCAGGATCGCCAATACATGGGGCCGGTCAGGAGCGGCGAATGCGAAGTTGACCGACACCGTCAACTCGTCCTCCTCCTCGGTGAAGTTCAGCGCACCAACACATCGTCCCGCTTCCATCGCAACGATCGCCGGGTTGCCCCAGCACGCCGGCGGATAGCGCATCCATCCGCGCTCCTGGAGCGGAAGCCCCGCTTTGTAGGCGGCGGTAAGAGCGATCTGGCTGTGGCTCAACCTCGCCAGTTCGACGACTTCGACCATCAGCGCCTCCTCTTCATCCAGCTGCCAGACTGCTTGGCGAACTTCGTCGGTTTGGCCGGTGCCGCGGGCCGAGCAGCACCTTCCGCCGGCACGGTCTTCGCCGGCGTCGGCTTTGCCGCCTGGATCGCAGCCGTTACGGCGAGCACCACGGCATTGAGCTTCATCCCGAGCTGGATCAGCCCGGCCAGTGCCGCCATCGCGTTCACGCGGCAGTCGGTAGCTTCGTTCGCCTTGCCCTTGGGGCAGTCCCAGATCTGGAAGACCCGCCCGCTGGCCACCTTGGGGATCAGCCGCTCGGCCGTCAGCTGCTCGTACCAGGACAGCTCCCGCTTGCTGCTGAAGTGCATGTAGCCGGGACCGGGCTCGGTGAACGCCAGCCTGGCGCGAAGCGTATCCTTCGCCGAATTGACGCCGATGATGATCGGCTTGAACACGGTACGGGTGCGGTTGCTCGGCCGAACTGTCGGCCACAGTGGCGATCGCTTGCCGTTGCGATCCGATGCGCCCTTGGTCGCCCAGACCTTGCGGCCGAGGCGCGCTTTCGAAAACTCGTAGACCTCTTTCGCGCGGTGACCGCCCGAATCGATGCAGGCAGCTTCGACGGCGAACTCGCGGCCATCGGCACGGCGGAATGTCCGCTTCAGCTGCCGATCGACCTCGTCCCAGGTTTCCTTCTTCGACGTGTCGCCCTCGACGATCACGTAAAGGAGCGACCAGCTTTCTTCGTTCAGGCCCCAGCCGACGAACTCGAGCTCGACCCTGTCGTCCTGCGTGTCCCCGCCGACGGTAATCACGCCGACGCCATCCGGGACCTCGGCCGCCCAGACCTCGGCGCGGGCGGCGAGCAGCTCGGCCACCACCTCCTTGGAGGACGATCGCTTATGCGGCTTGCCGAGCTGGGTGTTGTCGAACTTCACCCGCTTGTCGGGATCGTTCTTGCTCGACAGCCACTTGGCGGCGATCTTCGGAGGGGCATCGCGCGTCCACGGGCTGAACACCTTGCCGGCAGTGAAGCTGGCATGTTCATTCGTCACCGGCCAGGTGCCGCAATCCGGGCACCGGGCGCGGTAGACCGCGTGCCGCGGCCCTTCCCACCAGTCCCAGATCAGCGCCACGGCATCGGCGGCAGAGGCGCCGGCCTTCCAGGCCGCGGCGTATGCGGCGATAGGGTCGCCATGCTTGTCGCAGCACCGGTACCGGCGCGTCTGATGCCACCGGATCGTGCCGAGCGCGGTCAGGCGCTGGCCTTCGCTCCAGCCGACGCCGCACGCCTCGCAGTAAACCTGCGCGGTGCGCGGATGATGCGCGATGACGTTGCCGTCTTCGTCGAGCTCCTTGTCCCATTGAATGTGCTTGAAGAAGTCCAGAAACTGCCGGTGATCGCACTCAGGACAGGCGGCCGATGCCTGCCGTTGGTCGCCCTCCAGGAAGCTGCTCTCGATCAGGCTCTCGCCTTCGATCGTGGGCGAGCAGGCCCGAACCGACAGCGCGCCGACGTAGGTGGCCATGCGCTCGTCGGCGAGGCCGATCGGGTCGCCCTCGCGCGTGATCGGATACTTGTCGGTCTCGTCGCAAAAGACCCGCTTCACCGGCCGACGCGCGAGGTTGTCCGGACTGCCGGCGCCGGCCAGTGCCAGGAACCCGCCGGGAAACGCCTTGTAGAGCAGCGTCTCCTCGGCGCTGCGCGTCTTCTTGGTGCCGATCAGCTCCCGCAGCACCGGGGTGGCGCGGATCAGGGGCGTGATCCGCTCCTTCGAGAACTGCTCGGCCGCCGCCTCTTTTGGCTGCACGATCAGCATGGGCGCCGGATCGAGGTGGGCGAAATAGCCGACCGCGTTCTCGATCAGCGCCGTCTTCATCAGCTGGGTGCAGACCATCGCGGTGA